GCTGTACCGACGCCTCCGAGAGATCAAGATGGAGGAGGTCGCGCCCGCGTCGATCGAGCCCGGCTGGGAGCGCCGCGCCCTCGCCCGCCTAGTCGCTGAGGTCCGCGATGCGGCGGCAGCGGAGGAGAGGGAGCGCCTCGTTGCTCATCTACTGAGACGCGCGGAGGAGTTGCGCGACACGATTCCGGCGTGCATGGCGAAGGAGCCATGCGACGGTAGGCCCATCCCGGTATCGAAAACGATCGAGCTGCTCGCGTCTGGATTCGTTCAAATAGCCAACGAGGTGCGCGCCGTGGCCGCGATCCGTGCGCGCTCACGAGAAGGGGAGGGGAAAGATGCGTAGGCTCCTGTGCTGGATCAGACAGGCCGTGTGTTCGGTGCGCGGCCATTGCGGGTGCCCGGTTGCGCGAGTTAGCTACATTGGGCCGATGACGGTCGGATCTGAGTACCCCGGGATGATGTCGGCGACGATGCCGACTCGCGTGCGAATCTGGCGCGAGTGCTGCCGCTGCGGTAAGGAGTTTGGATGAGCGACGAGGAGATTTGGAATCTCTACACGGACAGGCTGAACCGGCTGCGAGCGGATCTGTACGTACAGCCGCACGATCCCGAGGCAGGGCTTCAAGTACGCGCGAGAGGCCGCAGGCGCCGGCCAGGATCTAGCGCGGAATGAACAGCGCGCGCTCGCCCAGTTCGTCCGCGACCAAGTGCGCTCCGCCGTCGAGCCCCTCTCGGCCGAGGTCGAGCGGCTGCGGGAGACCGAACGCAAGTCTCTGGCGGATCGCGAGGACGCGCTGGCCGAGGTTGTCCGCCTCCGGGAGTACGAGAAGCTGGCGAGGGAAGTGCGAGACGGCCTCCACGGCGGTATCTCGATCGGACCCGCCGACTGGGCCGGCGTGCATTCGTGGCTCTCCCGCTTCGACGCTCTTTCGGCTCGTGAACCAAACGAAAGGAACCAAGATGAAGAATGCTAAGACGAAGGCTCCGAAGGCGACGCATACCGTGGAGTTTGATTTCATCTACGTTACGGGGAAGCGCGCGCGATCGACCGCGAAGCTGTGGAACTGGCACATCCGCGCAGCGAACGGCGAACTCATTGCCTACTCCAACCAATCGCACTCCAGGAAGATCGACGCAAAGCGGGCCGTCCGCAACTTCCTAGACGCGGTGAAGAAGGGGACGGTACAGGTAGGTCTATGACCGCCTCAATCACGACCGTCCTGGACCTTCCCGGCTCCGTGCCTTCACAGTCGGCGACGATCACGCTGCCCCAGTCCTCAGTAGGTCGCTGGCGCAAGTCCTTCGCGGCCCTGCGCGACGCGACCCGCCACTCCCTCGGGATCCATGTCTACTCAAGGCGATGGAACGGGGGCGGATGGGAGCTGGCCGTCCGCTGGTCCAACGGCCTGATGAAGCGCAACGGGACGGGGTTCTGCGGGCGGATCTTCTTTGACTCGCTCTCGCTCCAGGTGTCCGGGGATGAGGATCTCATCATCGTTCCCGAGCAGCGGGCCGGGTCGTTCTTCAACGCGGCGACAGGGGCGGCGTTCGTGGCTAGCGGCGGGGGGCACTACTTCCCGGCGCGCGGCGTTCTCGAGCGCCGGTTCCTCCTCGTCCCGAAGACGATGCCCGTCGCGGAGGTAACGAAGCTGCGCGACCTCGCCCTCGGCTTCAAGGCCGTCCGGATCCCGCCTCCTGGTGGCAAGCCTTGGGGGCCGGCGCTGGAGCGGATGCCGACCGTGAACGAGGCCCACTACGGCAACCTCTTCCGGCAGGGCGCCCAACAGGCCAGGACGCTCCTAGCGAGCGGCCAGCCCGGCAGCGTGCGCCTCGGGCCCTCCGGGACCTGGGCGCAGCTAGACCTACGCAGGGGGGCTCTAGGGCCCTGGATCCCCGACGGCGACCCGACCGCCGGGGCGCCGGCCGGCTACGAGATCGAGATCGCGCAGGGCTGGCAGCAAGTGGTGGAGTCGATCGAGCTTTCGGCAATGGCGCACGAGTGCTCAATGGCGCGCAATCCGCTGGCCTGGAACGACGTTGACACGGGCGAGCAGCTTTCTTGCCACGACTGGGCTTCGAGCGAGGCCGGGCGTCCCGTGGTGACGCCTCGCGGGCTCATCATGCCGGCGTTCCTGAACTCGGCGAAGAACGACTACCCGACGTTCAACCTGGGCAGCTCGCCCTACCAGGCCGTGCTCGACGGCTACGCGAGCGAGGACGGGGAACACTCGATCCGCGCCGAGGATGACGCGAAGGTGCTCTCTTTCACGGCCGGCGATCCGATGGCGCAGGACGATATCGGGATGCTGTTCCAGCATCACCGCGCCATGATCTTCAACGACCGCGCGGACGCGCTCCCTACGCTCTCGGCGCAGATGCAAGCCGGATGGAGCAAGGGATTCGACGGCAAGACGCTTAGCCCCTCTTCCCCTCAAGGCTCCGTCTCCTGGATCGGCTACCAATCGCTTACGCGCGACTCGTACACGCTAGCGACCAATCCAAAGCACGGCAGCGCGCGGATGCTCCGGCACTTCGGCTGGACGCTGGACCTCGGGTTGAACTCGGGCGAGCGGACATTCTCTACTGGAATGGTCGCCAATGAGCTGAACGCCGTGGATTCCTGCGGGATCGGATTCCGGGAGTACCACACCCCCTACATCCCTGCCGGAGTCCAAGGGGCGCAGATGTTCCACGAGTGGATCGACAAGGCGGCCGTGGTGCGCGCGTGCCGGATGCTTGGAGATCCGATCCTCATGGATCGCGCGCTCGCCTCGGTGCGGTTGTGCGCGACGAAGACGCTTCTGAATCCAGACTGCAAGGATGCGAAGTGGGTCTACCGGGAACGCGCGGACCACACGGAGATTGACCCGATCACGGCGGGCGATCATGGCCCTGAGCGAATGTCCGAGCACATCCTGTGCGTCCTCGGGCTCGCGGCTCTGTCCGAGCTAGACCGTGGCGACCGCGTCGCGGCGCAATGGTTCCTCGAGGCCGGGCTTTCCGTGGACGTACCGCACGCGACGATCGCGCAGCGGCTCGCATGGATCCAGCAAAAGACGGCCGACATTTCCCAGTACGCGAGCTGGGCTGCGGCAGCGGAGATGCTCGGATGACCCGCTACAACGCCGAGGCCGATCTAGCGACGCAGCTCGAGGCGCGAGGGCTCTACTTCGAGCGCGAGCACAAGTTCTGCGCTACGAGGAAGTGGAGGGCGGATCTGTTCGTGTGGTGCGCCAATGTGCGTATCGGGGACCGGGTGATTGTGCGCAATCAGGACTGGACCGAGATCGAATGGCAGCGCGTGGAAAGCGGCGTGCTCGTCGAAGTAGACGGAGGCGGCGGCGCTGGCCGGCACGGAACTTCTCGAGGGATGCGCCAGGACGCCGAGAAGCAAAGCGCAGCGGCGGCGCTCGGCTGGCGCGTCATCCGCCTGGATCCATCCCATGTGAAAAGCGGCAAGGCCCTCGCCTGGATCGAAGCCGCTCTGGGCCTCCGCTCGGACGTAGCGGAGCTGTTCAAGCTGCCGGAGAAGAAGCGGGCGCGGGTGAAGCGGACGCCGAATGGGGCGGGGCTGCCGGAGCGGGTGCTCGCGGCGATTGAGAGGAGCAAGCGATGAAGAGGCTGGTAGATGAAGCGTGGCCGAGGTCGTCGGGGGAGAGGGCGGATGGCGCGAAGGGCTGGTTCGAGAACAACTATGTGAAGCGCCTACACCTGACTCGCGTGAAACAGGCTAATTTCAGCATGTTCATCCCATCGCGCGGGTGGACCTCGGCCCCGTGGGAGGACCATTCCAAGGTGTGGTCGTCTGGTCGCGAGGCGATCGTATTCACTGCGGAGCCATATGATATCGACAGCGCGCAGGCCGATGCGATTGTCGCCGCCGCGAAGGCGCACGGATTGAAGCTCTACATAGGGGCTCATTCTCCGCACAATCCAGGCGGAACCGTCCTTGTGGTGATGTCGCGTCGCGAAGAGTTGCCCTGGGTCTCATCGTGAAGCGCACCGAATTGAAGCCCCGCCGCTCCCCCATGAAGCGCGGAGCGCCCAAGGGGAAGGCTGCGCTGGCGCGCGTCATGCGGATGCGCCCGCTGGCGATGATCGACGGCGCCAAGACGTTCAGCGATGTGGTGCGCGCGCTCGCCGTGTCCGGGGTCCAGGGGCGCGAGCGGCGGCGCTTGCGCGAACTCAAGGCGCGCACGCCTCTCCGCAAGTCCGGCGCGGTAGCGAAGAGGGAGAAGGCCGCTGTCGTCGCCTTCCGTGAGGCGGTGTTGTTCCGCGCTGCGGGCCGGTGCGAGCGGTGCGATTGCTTCGTAGGGACGGCGCGGCTTGAAGGGCACCACCTGGTTCGTCGCGCTCGCTGCGTCGGCTGGCCGGAGAAGCACGACCCCGAAGTGAACGGATCGGCCGTCTGCCACGGCTGCCACTCCTCCCTCACAATCGACCCCCTGGACATCGGCGGCCCCCTCCAGGCCGAGGCCAAGCTGGCCCATGACGCCTTCGAAGCCTGGCGCCGGGACCGGGACATGCTGGAGGGGCGGTAGGGATTTTTCGCTTGACATGGTCCAGATCCTCCCCTATCCTTCCGATAGACATGGAGAGCCGGCCCGGAAGGCTGGCCGAAAAGGAGAGAACAGAATGGAAACGAAGACCAAGGGAATGATGCTGTCGGATGAGCTGCGGGCGCGCGGGCCGAAGTGCAGCCGACAGGGCACGGAGCAGGAGACCTATGCAGGTCCGTGGATCGTGTCCCACGAGGGATCTGCGGTTGTCAAGCGCGAGCTGCGCTTCGTCGAGGACGACGCGCCCGCTGGCTGGCAGCTTCTCGACGGAGACTATTCCGGCATCGCCGCCGCGCTGGAGGAGAAGGACGCAGGATTCCGCAAGATCCTCGCTATGTACGAGGGCACGGGCAGCTACTTCAACGTCGAAGACATTGAGAAGATCGCCCGCGCCGCCCTCCGCTCCGGGCAGGAAGGCGGTGCCTAGATGGGTGCCTACCTGAACGGGGTGTACGTGGAGCATCTATCCGTGCCGCACGACGAGAAGGACAAGATTCACCGCTACCTTGGGTCCCTCAAGGCCGAGTCCGCCGTCCAGCACGACCGCATCGACGCCGCCACGAAGCGCGCCTACCGCACCGCCCTGGACTGTGACGACGGCGATCTCGCCCCCCTGGAGACCACGGAGACCCTGAACGAGGCGCTCGCCGCGCTCCTCCTGGACATGGGCAAGGCGTACCGGCTGGCCGTCCGGCTGGACGACCCCAGGGGCAAGCGGATCGTGGACGCGCTGGCAGCGATGCCGGGGAGCGGTGATTAGCCATGACCACCCAAGCCGAGTCCCGCGCCCGCCTGCTCGTCCTAGGAGCCGCCACGCTGGCGATCCTGGCCTCCTTGGCCTTTCTGCTCTGGAGCCTCTACGGGCGCACGCTCAAGCCCCTGGAGGCGCTGTAAACCTGGACCGGCAGAAGCGCGGGGCCGTGGCTGGGGGGCTGTTCTCTCTCCTGAAACTCTCCACCTACCAGCCCGACAACGCCCGAAGGCCGGTCCAGGCTCTCTAACAACTCGAAAAGGCGCAGGGGCTAAGACCTTCAAGGCTTTCTCGGCCGGGCCTGATCCCCCGGCTTCCGCTCCTGCGCCCTCTCTTTCCAACTCATCGACTCGGGCAGCCGGCAAAGCTGCGTCCGGTGGCTGGGATCGCTGACACCTTCCCCGCCGGCTGCCCGTTCTCCAATGCTCGCCGCAATGCCTAACCCATTTGACAGCGCCAACTTAGTGAGACGCCAGGGCTACTCGTCCAACCCGGACTCCTGGAAGCGTTATGTGCCAGCGCACGAGACTCAGGAGGCATCCCGGCTCTGGGCCTCCGCCTCGGACGCGATCGAGCGCGCCCGCATCGCCGAGGAGGACCACCAAGACCTGGTCTCGAGGGACGAGCACATGGCGCAGGTGTACGGCGAGCTGCGCCGGCTCCGAGAGATCGGCGCCACGATGGGCGGAGGTGGGAACTCCAGGCCGGGTGCCTTCCTCTCCAAGCTCGTGACCTACGGCGAGAACCACCGGCCGTGGCGGGTTGTGCGCGCCTAAGTAGTTTTCGGAAAGCGGCTTGCGCCACCACCCATCGCGCTCATCTGTCCCGCATACCCACTAGGTAGTATTCCTCGCCCTAAGTGGGCGGAAACACGGCGACGATGGCGGCCTCGCTCCCTACGGGAAGGGGCGCGGGGCCGTCTCTCCCTGAGTCCCTGTCCTTCTGTTCCTGGCAGGTAGGGCCACGCGGCGAACGCTGCGCCCATGTCCCATCGCACCTCTGGATTCTCGAGATCCACGCGACGGGGAACAACGCGAAGAAGGGCCTGGAGCCATCGCGCACCACGCGCGCCCTCTGTCCCGACCACGCTGCCTGCCTCAAGCCCTACGCGCACGGCAACGGCCGGTCCTGGCTGGAGGCGGTGTAAGTGGCGTACGCCTGCGATTTCAGCGACGGCGCGAGCGACTACCTGGCCGCAGATGTGCTCAAAGTCTGGTCCGCCGGCAGTTCAGGCATCGGGACCTCCGACGTAGATGGCGGGACGCTTGCCGGCCCGTCTGGGCTCATACGCGGCGGACTAAACAATGCCACGCACAGGATTACAGGGTTCCGAATCAAGTTCGCAAGCGTCGGCGGCATTCTGTCCTTCTTCCAATACAAAGACAACGTCAGCGACCACATTAGTCTCCATCGCGCCAGCGACGGGTCGATTGGTACGACTGCGCAGCCAGGAGGCGGCGCCAGCGTATCCGATCCGACGACCGTACTCGCCACGGGCACTTGGTATATCGTCGAGTTCGGTACCTTCGTCTCGAACACGGTTGGGAGAATCGAGACGCGGGTAAACGGGACGCAGATCCCCGCACTTACGTCCATCGCTCTCGGCGGGACGGTGTCCAACTCGATTGACACCTTCGGGCAGTTCTGCTCGAACAACATAACCGGGATCGCCTTCACGGGCGGCGCCGCCTACGATATTGACTGGGTCTGGACGAAGTGGGATTCCGTCATCTGGACTCCCTCGGACTTCCTCGGGAACGTCCGCAAGATCACGCTGCGCCCGAAGGCTGGCACGGCCGGAGACGGCTTCTACAACACCGGCACGGGTTGGTCGGTTGGCGCTGGCTCGACCACGCTCTCGGACGTAATGCGCGAGGCGCAGATGGACTCGGATACGTCCTTCGGCGTGCGCGCAGCCGCCGCCGGCACGGACGCAGACCGCTTCTCGGTCAAGTGCGACGCGATGCCGACGAACACGAACACCGTCAAGCTCGTCTCTCACCGCTCATGGGTGCGGAACACGAGCGGCTCGACTTCGACTCACAAGCGGTTCGTCTACGCATCCACAGGAGGCACTACGCATGATTCCGCCGTGACCGTCACGGATGGAACGAGCTACGCGGGCGGAGTCGCTGGCGGCACGGTTACTTCCGGCAACCACATGCAGGACAACTTCCTGGTTCACCCCAACGGCGCCGCGCTCACGAAAACGCTCGTGGACACGATGGAGCCCGGCGTGAAGGTGATCACGCTCACATGAGCGAAGTCCGGGACACCAATGAGAACTTCTTTGCCCTGCTCACAGCGAGCGACTTCGAGCTGCGCGACAGCGACGAAAACCTCTTCATCCTCTACACGGAGAACGTCGCCGGCCACCAAGTCCAGGACACGGACGAAAATCTGCTCGTGCTCTACTCCATCCCGGATGAGGGCCTACCCGCAGGGCCGGATTGCAACTTCGGCAGCTCCTTCCAGCCCGGCGTCCTCAAAGGTCAAGGGGTGTGTGAGTAATGCCCGCCCCGATCCTCATTCGAAGCACGTTCTGGGAAGGTTCGGACCCCGGCTGGACGCTCGCTCAGGTTGTCGGCAAGGACGGCGAGCTTCTGGTCCTCGTGGACACCGACACCGTGGATGTGAACGTCTACGACACCGAGGACAACTCGCTCGTCTACGGCCCGGTCGTCGTCTCCAAAGCAGCGGTGATCTTCGACACGCTCCAGTATGCGGGCACGCTCTGGACGGAAGACGACCTCGGCTGCAACTTCGCGCACTACCTCGAGGACGCGGACGTATTCGCGACGACCGAGGCCGAGGGCGGCAAGGTCTACCGCGTGGAATACATGATTCACTGCACAAGCACGAACGGCTCGGGGGACATCCCGGTGGTGAACCTACTCACATGCCGAGCAATGGTGCAAACGTGAGGACGTAATGGGCATGAAAAAGAAGCGCGGGAAGAAGAGGCCGTACTAACAGCTTTCCAAAAAGCTGAAACAGCTTTGGCTAACCCCAACATCGCGGAGCTAGGCAGGCCCTACCAGTTCAAGCCTGGTCAGAGCGGGAATGCGCGTGGTCGCCCCGTGCTCGATCCCGTCGAGAAGCTCCTGCGCGAAGCCGAGCGCGAAAAGCGCCTCGCGGCTCAATGGGTGGCGGACCTCGAGGATGCCGACCCGGCCGTGCGCCTCCCCGTTCGCAAGGACCTCATGGACCGCATCAACGGCAAGGCCCCACAGTCAATCAACATCTTCGTGGAGCCGCCTGATCCCGAGGCCAACCTGGAAGGCGTAGAGGCGTGGTCGGGGTTCTAGCCGAGCAGGAAACGAAGAAGCTCGCCCCTCGCGGCGAGATGCTTTCGTTCCTGAACGACCTCCGCGCCTACAAGGGCGAGCGGAAGATCATTCAGGCTCTCATCGAAGGCCCGCGCGGCTCGGCCAAGTCCCTGAACTTCACGCGGTTCCTGTACCTCACGGCGGCTCACTTCGCGGGGATGCGGATCCTCGTCGTGCGTAAGACGCGCGCCGACCTCGCGGCAACGTGGTGCCAGACCTTCGAGAGCGAAGTGCTCCCGCCGAACGTCCGCCAGGAAGTAGTTGGCGACTCGAGCGCGACGCACCGCACCGAGTACCGGCTTTCGAACGGGTCCGTCTTCTACCTCTGCGGGCTCGACCGCCCCTCAAAGCACCAAGGCGCGAACCTGGACGCCGTGCTCATCGAGGAGGCCGAGGAGGTCCAATGGCATCAGGTCCAGGGCTTCTTCGGAGCCATCCGGCAGTTCACCCCGGGGCTCCCCTGGCAGCTCTTCGTGTGCCTCACGAACCCGGGCCCGCCGAAGCATTGGGCGAACCAGAAGGCCATCCACGGGCTCATGCGGCGCGTGGTGACGACGCACAAGGACAACCCCAAGTGGTGGGACGGCTCCGAGTGGACCGACGAGGGCCGCGCCTACATGGCGAGCCTGTCCCGGTACACGGGCGTCCAGCACAAGCGCCACGTCCTGGGCCTGTGGGCTGCGGCCGAGGGGACGGTCTGGGACAACTTCGATGAGCTGACGCACGTTATCGAAGCTCCGAGGCGCGCGGACGGCACGCCGGACTGGACGCAACTCGGGCTCAAGGACTTCATCGGCGGGATGGACTGGGGGTTCACGGCCCCGGGCTCGCTCTCGATCTACGGGCGCGACAGCGACAAGCGCCTCGTGCGCGTGGCCGGCATCTACAAGACCAAGCAGCAGCTCGAGTGGTGGGCCGAGCGGGTGGTCGAATTGGACAAAGAGTTCGGGCTGACGCGGATCATGTGCGACCCCTCGAGGCCGGATGCGATTGCGCTCGTGAATGACCACCTGGCCCGCAAGGGGCT